CGTAGTCAGCGTCAAAAATCACACTCGCCGCCACGCCAGCGACCGTGGCCGGCTGGCCAAAGTCGCTGAAGAAGGGGGCGAGGGATTCGGTGAACATGACGCTTTACTCGCCTGCCTCGGCTGCTGCTTTGGCTGCGGCTTCGGCCTCGGCCTCGGCTGCTGCTTTGGCAGCGGCCTTTTTGGCCGCAGAATCAGCGGCCTCAGCTGCACCGCAGGCGATCAAGGCCTCCGCATCGGCTTTGGCAACATCGATGACTTCGCCTACCCCATAGGCTTTGCCGCTGTGGTTCACGGGGTGGATGAGGACGACCTTCATGCTCAGGCCACCGCGTTGGTGATAAGGTAGCCTGCGCTCGGGGCGGCCATGACTGGGGCCTCTGCCCGGGTGACCGGGTAGATCCAGCTCTTGGCGCTGCGGTCGTAGTAGGGCTCTTCCACCTGCGGGTAGCCCGACAGGTTGTAGGTGTAGCCGTAGCTGGGCAGGCCCATGCTTTGCATGCTGGCGGTGCTGGTGTAGGCCAGCACCACGTCTTTGCCCCAGATGTCGGTGATGACGCCGGCATCGGTAGACCAGATGCCCGAGCCCTCCAGCACGCGCTCGACGCCAAAAAGCGAGGCCATGATTTCAGCGGTGGCCACATCGCGCCCGGTGTACTTCATGCGGTCGACGATCATCGGGTGAGCGCGCAGCATGTCCATGACCGCAGAGCCCATGACGATGGTGTTGGGCCGCTTGCCGATTTGGCCGCGCACCGCGCTCTTGGCGTCTTCAATCACCTTGATGGGGTTGCTGGTGCCCGTGTAGTCGCTCCACTGGCTGGTGCCACTGAGGGTGATTTTGTTGCTGGCCGCGTAGCTGGCTGCCGTGCGGGCAATGTCGGCCTGGGCTTTTTCCAGGCGCAGGGCCATGATGCTGGCCACGCTGGTGATGGCCATGTTGCCCATGTCGATGCCGGGCACGGCCATGGCCTCTTGCTCGGTCTCGGTGGGCACCACGCCTTCAAGGGAGTAGTCGACCAGGGCATAGGGTGCGCCGGTGTAGCCAAAGCGCACGCGCTTGGTGTTTTCACCTGGGGCGCGCTGGGTGCCGTACAGCATGAAGGCTTCTTTGCTGAACGTGATGACGTTGCCGCCGCGCTGGTTGACGGTGACCTGCGGAAACAGGGCCGAGCCAACAAGGTCGTTTTGCTGGAAGCCTTGGGCGACGGTGCTAAGGATTGGGTCGATCAGCCGCGCTTGGGAGTTGGACATTTGGGTCATGATGAGGCTCCTTGCAAATCAGTTGGGGATGACCAGAACTTCGATCTGGTCGCCTGCTGCGGCGGCGGCGGTGAGCGCCCGGCCAACGGTCACGCCACTGGTGCGGGTGACCACGCGGCCGGCCGTGCCCACCACCTCGACGGCGGCGCCCACGGCGATGGCTGCATTGGCAATGGCCAAGGCGGTGCCGCCTGCGGTGACGGTGATGCGCTGGCCGGTGGCTGCGCCGAACTGGGCAAAGCCCAGGGCGTTGCCGGCGGCGGTGGCAATGGCGCCGGCAGCGGTGACGGCAGCGCCTTCAGTGATGGTTGCCGAGGCGATGACGCCCAGGCTCAGGTTAGGGATTGCAGATGCGGCCATTTCAGGCTCCTTTCAGTTTTTTAACTGCGTCGATGTAGGACATGCCGGGGTTTTCTTTGACCATGGCCTTGGCCTGCGCGTCAATTTGCGCCGGCGTTTGGGCTTGGCTGACGAAGGGCTCGACCGTGGGCGCAGCGCCTGCGGCCAGGGGCGCCGGTGCGTCGGCGGCCAGATCGGCCGCGTGGCGGGTGCGGCTGTCTCGCTCGGCCGACAAAATGGCCAGGGCTGCGTCGCCAGCGGTGGACTGGCCGTCAAAGGCCAGCTTGGCGATCAGGGCTTCGTGGCCGGGCAGTGCCTGGGCCTGCACGGCCCTGATGCGCTCGCACTCGGCGCTTGCGCCTTCGGCCAGCACAGCCTGCAGCAGCTCGGGCGCCTCGGCGGCCAATTGCTCTCGGGTAATGGGCATAGATGATTCCTCGTGGGTGGTGGCAGCGGGCGCACCGGCTCGCTTGGTGTTTGCAAGCGGGCGGCTGGCCTGCTTGCCGTTGAGGCTGGCCACCAGCGCGTCGAGGGTGGAAACACCGTCCACCAGCCCCGCGTCAATGGCTTGCTGCCCCAAAAAGATTCGGCCGTCGGCCATGTCTTGCAAAACGGTGTCAACGCTCACGCCGCGCTGCTCGGCCACGGCCTGCACGAACAGGCTGTAGGTGTAGTCCACCTGCTGCTGCATGGTGGCCTTGCCCTCTTTTGTGAGTGGGCCGTACTGGCTGGCGATGCGTTTGAACTTGCCGGCGTAGACCTCGGTGGTTTTAACGCCCTGCGCGGCCTGCTGGCCCGACACATCCACATGCGTGGCCACCACGCCAATGGAGCCCACGGCGGTGGTGTTGTCGGTGATGTAGACCTTGCTGGCCGCAGAGCCCACCCAGTAGGCGGCGCTGGCCATGGTGCCGCTGGCCAAGGCCACAACGGGCTTTTGCTGGCCCACAGCGCGCACCACGTCGGCCAGTGTTTGCGTGCCGTCCACCGTGCCGCCGGGCGAGTCGATGGCCAGCACAATGCTGTGCACGGACGGGTCTTGCGCGGCCTCTTGCAAGTCGCGCGCGGCCAGTTGCATGCTGGTGCCGCCCGAGATTTGCATGAACATGTTGGCCCGCTTGGCCAGCACGCCATCGAGCGCCACCACGGCCACGCCGTCTTGCACGGTGTAGCTCTTTGGCTCGTTGGCCAGGGGCCGGCCCAGGCGGGCCTCTACACCGGCGATGTCGATTTTTTCGCCGCGCAAGTGCGTGGCGTAGATGGCCTGAATTTCGAGCAGTTTGCTCGGCTCAATGGCCCATGCGGAGGTGACAACATCTAGCAGTTTCATCGCTTGCACTTTGGTAGGCAGTGCAAGTATTTTTCTGCGCGGGCCTCAAAAAAAATAGGGCAAATTGAGACTACTTTTAAAAGATGCCGGCAGCAAAAGCCTTGCGCTCGCGGCGGCGGCGGCGCAGTTGCAGCAACTGGCGCCGCGACATCTGTGATCCCGGCCCGCCCGGTGCCGGTGTGTAAAACGGCAAGCGGTCTGGGTCAATGGGCTCTTGAGCCACATCTACAAAGCCCTGCAAAGCCGTGGCCAGCGGCCCAAAGCCGATGCCCTGCAGCGCAATGACCAGCGGGCTGAGCTGCACGCCTACACCTCCTGCACAGTGGTGGTGGTGTCAACCGTGGTGATGGTTTGGCTGACACTGCCCGCCACGCGGGTGGTGGGTGTGACCACCAGCGCTGCGCCCACGCCGTGCAGCTTGGCCACCTTGGTGACTTGGGTGAGTTCTGCGGCCAGCTCGGTGCGCACCGCCGTGGCCGAGCCGCTGGCAATTTGCTGCTTGTCAGCCGTGCTGATCTGCGCCCGAGGTGTGCTGTGAATCAAATAAAGGTAAGGCGAGGTCGCCAAAAAGCGGTCAAAAGCCGGTAGCTGCGTGTCGCTGTAGCGCACATCGGCCTCAATGATGGCCGCAGCGGTTGAGTCGGGGTGCATGGTGAGCCACACCGGGGCGCTGGGGGGCACCAAAAAGCCGTTGTTGGTGCCGTTGAGAAACACCGGCTGGATGAAGCCAAAGGCGGCTGCTGGGGCTTTGGTGATGAGCTCCAAAGCGCGGTAGGCGGCGCGGAAGTTCACGTAATCGGTTTCGGCGCCCGCGTTCAAGTATCGGATGTACCCGCTGGGCGTGTCGTAGGTGAATTTGGCCGCGTCGGTGCTGTAGGCCGCCGTTTGAGGCCACAGCACTTGTGCGTCTTCGTCGATGTCCGCATCGAGGTTGATGCCGACGATTGACTGCGTGGCAGTGTTGACCGTGGCCACCGGCCCGATGGGGCTGAAGTAACCAGGGATGCGCAAAAACAATTGGTACTCGGTGGCGGGTGCCAAGTTGATGGTGGTGCTGTTGCCGGTGCCACTTTTCTCGGCCCACCAAGCCCAAGAATTGGGCGGGTTGCTCTTGTTGGCTGCTGTCCAGTCTGAGGTTTTAATCCAACCCAGTACCCAAGTGGTGCCAAAGTTTTGGGGGTCGAGCGCATTGATGGTGGTCTCTGTGGCCACGCCAATGCCAGCGCCCGTTGTGCCGACCGCAGCGGTGCCCACCAGCAAGATGGTGATGGTGCCTGTGCCGGTGTTGCTCACGGTGCCGGTGACTGTGGTGTTGTTGAAATAAATGGTGGCGTCGGTGTTTGCGGTG